GACGAAAGTTACAGTGATTACAGCAGAGGGTTCGCCGGGGTGAGGGCTAGCAGCAGCCTCAAAGTCCAGCTTGGTATCTATATCGTCGGATGACCACATCATCTCTATGTACGACCCTGCCTGTAGATCAATATTAAAACTCCACGCGATGTCGTTACTGTCGTTGGAGCCTTGTAAAACCAAATGTCTGGCCGAATAGTTTATATCCGTACCATCTCGCCTGATCCACACGTATACGTTCTTGGACGAGGCTGAATTACTTACTGCCTGCGCTACAAACTGGAAGTTATAAATACCAGAATATGTTGCTGTAATCTGGCTGTTAGAACCGCCATTTATTTCTATTGCTTCGCTCAAATAGGTGTTTTCAAAACTAACTACCTGAGCTGTGTTTACTACTGCTATGGGCTGATCTGTAGTGGAGAAGAACAACCCGTTAGGCTTTTCTATAAACTGACCACCATACTCACCGGTTAACAAGTTTACATTGTTTGCTAACCTATTGAAAAACAAACGCAAAATATTATTTAGGTCATCTAAATACGTCCGCAGTATGTTTCTCTCTGGCGGTATCGGCAGGGCAGGGGCTTCTACCTTATTTATCAGACGGTTAGCCACTAACCTCTCCTGCCGTCAGGCCGCATATCCATCCTAGGTGCGCCTAGTTTCCACGTTACTCCTAGTTCTGTAGACTCAATCTTGATCGACATCTGCCGACCTCGTACCCGTGTAAATACCTGCCCTGTAAACTCTTCTACAGGCACCACGGCTGTTCTGGTGACCGTTGCGCTGCTGTTACCCCCGACTGAGGCTGGGTCATACCGTCCAGAACCTGAGTTCTCCAAGGGGTTCAGAGTCATGGTAGCCGCAGGAGAATCCGCTGTAGAGCCAGTAAACGTCATATCAGGCAGCATCTTGTTAATCAGCATGAACCGGTCGCCATCGTCCAGATCGAACTGTGTAGAAATTATAGTAGCTACAATCGGGTTAGCCGAGCCTAGCTCGTTACAGTCTACGCCGTACTCCTGATAGACCAAGTTGTTACTATAAGTAGCAGATATTGGGTAATCCCGCAGATCAGAGTCAATCCACGCCGAACGGCTCATCGTGCCGTAGTACCAGACGTTTTCGACATAGTTATACACCACGTATCGGTCATTCTGTGTAGCTTCGGCAGAGCAGTAGAACCACCATATCTCGTCAAACTGCTCGTTAGAGCCACAAACCACCTGATCGGCTTGGCCTTGGTTGAAATCATCAAACACGTAGCTACGCACGTCGCAAGGCAGCGTCTTAACGGTACCGTCGTAGTAGTAAAACTTATTTGTGCCCATCCAGTAGGCAATGTTGTTTGAGTACACAGCCGCATTCGGGCTGGCTATGGTCAGGTTTGAGCCTAGAAGCTGCGCTCCCCATACCTCTGGAGCACCCAGATACTGTAGGCCGTACAGGGCCGAATCAGTCCAGACCAGCACCTCTTGTCGTGCTTGGATAGCATCTACGATCTCTGTGCCTTCTGACAGACGCAAACTACCTGCTTGGTTAGTCGCGGCAGGTGTCCAATTAGCCACGTCCTCTTGGTCAGACCAACGGATTAGCATGGGATCAAGTGCAGAACTGCCAAAATCATTGGCTCCAAAACAGAACGCAAAGCGGAATATGTCTGATACAAACGCTAGATTTACTATAGTAGGCACATCAGACGCTCCACCCAAGGAACTGACGTATACACCTCGCGTACTAACCCCAGAGCTTGCATCCCAGTACAATGGTGCCCCACCACGGTGGGCAAAGAATAAGTCCTCACCGAAGTTAGATTGACTCCAGATACGCATGGGGGCTACGGTTGTACCGCCTGAACCCCACGTTCCAGACCCCCAACGCCCCGCACCCCAACCAGTAACGGGCACCTCAATCTCGTTACCTGTATTGATCTGGTAAGTACCTACGACAGAAGCCCCACCGTTGCCTGTGTCAGACGCGTTTGCGGTTACTGCGCTCCCGCTAGTGTCCTTAGCCTCGATTGTGTAGGAGTCTTCGTCGATTATGGTGGCTATTTGGTACTCCTGATTGAGCACGTCAGCCGTAATATTGCCGCCCAACGAGACAGCCCCTGAAAAAGTCACAAAGTCGTTCTGGAGGGCACCGTGGGCTGTATCAGATACAGTAAGTGTGGCATCACCGTTTACGGCTGCAAACGTAACATCGCCCGCTGCTGTAGTTGCTCTAATAGGAGTAATATCGTAGTAAGCGCCACCACGCTCTATGTAGTATTTCAGGTTGGTGCCAGCAGCGACCAGATTTTGCAGGCTAAGAGTTGCCCAGTTAAGTAATGACCGAGCCACGCCAAGATAAGTATTAGCAGAAATACGCTGCCACCCGCCTATTTTCTGGGGTAGCCCACGTCTGAAGCGCACCTTGTCGGTCTCGTACCACTGACCTTCGGCGGCGTAACGGGTGGTTTCTCTGTTTACACCCGGTTTGAATTGTAATTTTCTGACAGCCATTTAAACCTCATTCCGCATACTCGCCAGTGGCAATCATGTCGGAAAGCTCTAAAGCACGCCCACCGACCTGTTTTGCCCACCGAGAGTCCAAGAACTCTACAGCAGCATCTTTGTAATTACCTGCTTCCATAGCAGTTAATGCGCGTCGGAAGCCACGTAAACGCGTAGCTCCGAGGTTAAATGCAATGTCAATCATAGCATCTTTTCGGACATCATCAAGATCGTTAAACCACGAGTATTCTGTGGCTAGCTCCTTAATCACACGACTGACATCGTTAGAAAGCAAAAAATCCACTTCCTCGTCCGATAGCCCAATGCCGTTTTCTGGGTCTATATTTCTTCCGATTCCCAGAGTCCAGTATCCTTCGGGGCATTTGTAGGCCACATGACGGCCATTAGTTTTGACCTCACCCTCGTGGCGCTTAAGCATTTCTAACAGTTTTTCCATTACTTCTTACCGTTACTGCCGCCGAAGAAAAACGCGCTAATACCAGAAACAAGGCCCCCAAGGTAGCCCAGTACGAGATTCACCACCCCGTCATCATTGGCGTCAGGCGGCTGTATGGTCACCATGAAGATATAAGCAAGAAAGCCCAGCAGGCTAATTACGGCAAATATCTTCGGTGTCGGGTCATCCCCAAACACGCGCCTAGCGTCCTTTCGGTCTTCAACCTCAGTCTTAAACGACTCAAGGTCAATCTCAAGCTCTCGAATCCGATCTTTGAAGTCAGTATCTGCCTGCTTTACAAGCACCGCCTTCTCTGGCTGCGTTTCCAGTATCTTCTCGATCTGCTCAACCCCAGCATCTGGGACGCCGATCTTACTGGCAACCATCTTGATTGCCATACCGGCCATAGGCCCACCAGCAGCAGAAGCTACCGTGGGAGCGAGAGATTTGAGCAGAGAGCCTAGTTTCATTTGAATAGCAGCACCAGTTGGATGATTAACCTAAGATCAGCTATCGCTTTTGTCTACGCCGTCGGCGTTTTCCTCCGCAACGATCTCGTCGATAGTGTCACAGACATCAGGCACCACTACACCAGCAGTCGCAGACAAAGCAGAGCGACCTACGGCTCGGATACCCTTGTAGAACTGTGAACAGTAGATTTCTTTGTTGTCGATTACGCCTTGCACCGATGTGCAGCTAGAAAGGGTCAAAAGCAGTGCGATAGCTAGGATTCTCATTTGTTCTCCTCCTCAAGAAAACGGGTTAACGATGCTTTGTAGCCGTCCATAAAATGATCGGTAACTCGGTCTTTTAGACCACCTCGATCCGCTATGCGAAAACTTTTTTCTGGGTTGATAAAAGTCCCGCCAGTATTGCTGAAATACAGCATATCTTGGGATTTAGAGGGGCCATAGCAGAGTCGAGGGACTCTAGCCACCATATCACTGCCCTGCACACAGGATATCTGAGTATCCAGCTTCATTGGGCGCTTGAAACCTTTGAAAAACACGTTTGGCTTACCAAAGGTTATGAGGTTTATGTTCTCGTGCTTACCGTTCAGCTTGGCCGCAGATAATTCGGCTAACGCACCACCGAGGCTATGCCCGGTTATCAGGGTACGTTTCTTGGGGTCTAGGTGCTTTTTGATTTTGCCCCATATTGAGGCATGCTGGGCTACGAACCCACCGTGGCATAGTCTTCCAACATACGGTACTGGGACTACGAGCATGTCGGTCAGAATGTCGTTTGCTTTCTTTTGAGTGCCTCGGAAAGCAATAACGTCTATAGACTTGCGTTTTATGACAAACGCTGTGGCTCCCGTTACTTTGTTTTCGACCTTGATAGCGTCTTTGTTCTTGTCATTGTAAGCCTTCATAGCCCAGCTACAGGCCATATTGAGCAGTACGGGATCAAGTTTCATTTGTCAGCTTTTCCTTCTAGGCG